AGATATTTTTTATAACATTATAAAAAATTAAATTACTCCAATAATTTGAGCTTTTCAATATCAGTATTTATCCTATCAATTGTTTTTTTATCATTTCTCTTCATTTCTATAGCCAATTCTGTGAGGTTATCATATACGCTACATCCATATTTAAATTTATTAGTGATATACCATAAACACAAGGCATTACAATTTCCTTGACCTACTGTATTTATATTTGGTATTCCTTCCATATCATCTATCACTCCTATATCGTCACACGAATATTTTTCCTTTAATAATAAAACTACTTGGGAGAGTATCTTGATGAATATTCTCAACCCTTTTCCCATTGGGGCTTTCACTCCAGCGTCATAACTTATAGCACCATTGGGATCAAAGTAATGAACATGGCATTTTTTAGCGTTTGATTTTTCCCCTATATCAAACGCTACTACAATTGCATGTTTTTCCCCAGAGTCATCTACACCTAAATTTAATAGGAAAAAATAAGGAGGATCATATTTTTCAGCTTGGTCCAATTTTTTTATCCATTCTTTTGCTTTATAAAGAATACTTCTCTCTGATGTACTACTAGTCCAAATAGGTATAGGTTCAGGCTCTACAATTACCGCTCCTTTTCTACGTAGCAATGATATATATTTTTGAGCAGTAATTTCTGATATAGGTTCGTTTGATGATTTTCTGGGCATTATTTATCAATTTATTTATAGTGATATTTATAGTATTATTTATAAAATTTATAAATATTATTTCAATTTTATCTTCTAACACCAAATGGTTTTCGGTTCTCTACAGGAGGCAGAGGCTGTATGGGTTTATTAGATTGAGGAATTGGAGGGTTTCCCATTGGGTTTTGTGTAGGCTGTGGAGCTATAGAATCTGTTGATGGTTTCATACTTAGATATTTCTGTATTACTCCTTCAAATTTAGCCATATCAGCTCCTACTACATTTTCTATTAACTTTCCACCTCCAAAAAATTGAAAGCATGGTACATTTAATACTCCAGGGGAAATTTCTAAATCTACATTTTCCTTTAGAAATACCACCATGGGATATTTAAGTGATAGTTCATAATATTTAGGGGTTATCATTTTACACGGCTGACACCAGTTTCCATATATATCAACTACCACTAATTGTCCTGTACTCATTGATTTTTTCAAATGTTCAATCTTTTCATCCCTTGTACTAACCTCAAATACATTTCCTACTAATTTTACTTCTTCCTTTTTTTTATTAATTTTTCCAAATGTGGTATAACTTGCCATTTTATTTTTACATGAGATAATTGTCTTAAATAAAAATTAGAATTGGATAATCAAAAAAAATAAGGAAAAATGTCTAGAAACGGATACAGGGTAAATCCTTTTATAGAAAGACTGAGAACCACTCAACAGAATAATCCTATAAATATTCCCATAAATAACCCTATAATATCCAATACTCAAATAGCTAGAAACAACCCCCTAGATCAATTATTAGAGGATCTAAATAATATCGTGATAAAAAAGCCAAGTGATGCTAAAAAAATAAATAGAGAAGGAGACTATTTATTGGTCAAGAAAATATATGAAGAAAAAATAGGGAGTGATATGGAATGTTTAATATGTTTTGAAGATATACAGTCTCCTGTGATAGTACTGTGTTGCAAACAGTTTTTTTGTGGATCATGCTTGAATACATGGATTTATACAAATAATAGTTGTCCTCATTGTAGAGACTCTGATCCAATGTTTTATTCTCCCGAAATAACTGTGGAATATCTTTGATTTTTTAATCACTGATTTTTCTATAGAAAAATATATAACCAGAAAAAATCACTATAAATAAATGGATAATATTGAAGAGGAATTTGATGATAAACTATCTCACGCTATTGAATACTGTATAAATTTATTAAGTACAACATATCTATGTTTAATTCACTTGGAGAATCAAAAAAATATAAGTCAAGAAAATTATAAAAATAATATATTATTTAAACCCACGGATCCTACAGCTAAATTTTTCTGTTGTATATGCAATGAAGGTTGCAATGAAAATCCAAGCACAATAATAGGATGCGGTCATGAATACCATGTAAAATGTATAAAACAATGGCATAAAATTAGCAGCGAATGTCCTCTATGTAGAATGGTTTTAAAACCTAGAAAAATCATTTTAAGGATAGAGTAATAATAAAAAATGCCCAATTTTAAATTGTTAAATTCTACACTTAACAAGTGGTTGCATATAGCAGAAATAATCTATATATGTATTTACCTTTTTTGGAATATATGCTCTATTTTCATGACTCCATTGGCATGTGCTTTCATACAAAGAGATAATTGTGATGGCTCTATTTCCTTTTATTTTTTATATTATCAATTTATAGCTGAAATTATAGGATGTTTTATCTGGGGATTTTTTACATATTTTTATTCTCAAAAAGATACTAAAACATTAGGAACTGTATTAGCTACAATTATTACTATAATATTTTGCTCCATGATTGGGTTTATAATATGTTGAGATTCAATTTAAAAATATAGTAAAAATGAATAACAATTTAAAAAGAAAAATAATTAAGAAAAAATGAACCAATTTTACAATTATAAATATATCTTGAAATTTAGCGATATTCCTGCATTGACAAATATATCTAAATATTTTGTAATTATATTTAATAACCAAGAAAATGGAGAAAATAATAGGGTTCAGTTAGTATTTGAAGATACCTATATAGTTAGAGAATTGGTAGATTATAAATTCCATGTAAAAGGTCTATCACATTTTAATTCAGATTTTTTCAATGATTTGGGTATTAATTTTGACAGTACATTTTTATATTCAGAATTAACTAGATTTTTCCCATTAATAAAAGAGGTAAATGTTTCAGATATTTTTATTGATTCAAATATTCCTGATCATTCCTATTATTTTTCACTAACGATTCCTGTTAAAATCGGTATAAATTGGAGAGAAATCATCAACAAGCTTACTGATATAGATAAAGTTAAAATACGTAGTACGGGTCATAAATTCAGGCAGGATAATAGAAATATAGTATGGATTGAAGGGTTTCCTTTAAAAAGAGAAGAGTCTGTAGATTCGCTAGGATTAAATGAATGTCTATATGAAATGGAAAAACATTTATGTAAATTGGCTAATATTGAATGGATGAAAAAAGAATAAAAACCCTTTTGATTATCGGGTTTTTTTAAGAAAATTTATAATCATTTTTTTGGCTATTATTTTCCATTTATACACAAAATAAAATTAATTATTTTTTTAAAATTCTATATAAAGAAAAGATCACTTGATCAAAGGTAAAATGATTGAAAAAAAAGTAAATGGAAAAAATAAAGATGTAGATATGGAAGATCATATCAAAGAAAAAGATTACAAAGAAAAAGGAGGGCCAAAAACTATTTTTCAGTATTTTACCCAAGGTTCAGAAGGAAATTTTACACATGTGAGTGAAGTATCTCCCAAGGGTTCTTTTAGACTAAACTATAAAAATATAGATAATTTTTGGGATACTTATTATTCTCAAATACAATTGTGCAAAAAAACAGGTATTTATACATTGGGAATAGCTGAAAAATCCCATCAATATATGCCCGTAATAGTTGATGTAGATTTAAAGGTAATGATTGAAAATATGAGTAATCCTCCCAAACAATTATATAATGAAATTCAAGTTGCAAAAATAGTAAAAATATATCAGTTTATTCTAAAGGGATTAATCAAGAATGTTTCATCTGAAGATTTAGATTGTTGCTTATTGACAAAAAAACCTTATATTAAACAGTATAAAATGAGTAAATATCTTAAACATGGTTTTCATTTACATTTTCCCAAGATTTTTCTAGATAAAGATGATCAAAAAATATTTTTAATTTCAAGGGTAAAAGCGGCCTTGGAAAAAAGTTGCAAGGATTTATTCTCTGATATTGGTATAGAGAATTCAGCCAGTGTAATAGATAATTCAGTATATTCAAATTGTTGGCTGTTATATGGAAGTGTAAAAGAAAAGGGAATGTATCCATATTTTTTAGACAAAATTTATAGAGAAATACCTTCTGAAGATAAACAGGGTAAATTTGACTTGCAAGAAATTTCCCCTAAAAAATGCTTTAAAAATTATATTATTAATGATTATAAAAACAAGAGAATTTCCATTGATACAAAAAATATAGATCAGTATTATCCTAGAATTTTTTCAATAGTTCCCTTTGGTAGAAAAACAAGTAATATATATCTGGATCCCAAACTAAAAAATATACGCAAGCCAAAGGTACAGAAAAATAGAAAGGAATATGAAGACATGGAAATTACAGAGGCAATGGTTCTTGCAAGATCATTGATAGGGATATTAAAAGTGGATAGAGCCGATGACTATTATCAATGGATGAATGTGGGTTGGGCAATTTATAATATTTCCGATGGAGAAGAACGGGGTTTAGAATTATGGAAGGAATTTTCCATGAAATGTGAGGAGAAATATTGTGCCGATAAATGTGAATATGAATGGGATAAAATGGAAAAAAGAAATATAACAATGGGTAGCTTAAAATATTGGTCAATGAAAGATAATCCCAAGAGATATGCAGAAATAATAAAAGATCATGCAGGGAATTATATAAAAGAAAAAGTAGGAGGAAATGACTTTCAAGGAGATATGGTCAAAGTATTTCATAGCATGTATGGAGGTCAGTTTGTTTGCTCTTCAATTTCCAATAGAAATAGTTCCTGGTATTATTTCAATGATCATCGTTGGGAACAAATTGATTGTGGTGTTGATCTATGGAAAAAAATCTCTACAGAAATGTTATATCTAGTGAATAGAATTAAAGCGGAAGAAAATAATCTATTAAATACTATAACAGATGAAGCACAAAAACTAATGCATCAAAGACGTGTTAAAAATTTAGATAAATTGGCAGGTAAATTAATAAATGGTACATATAAGGAGAGATTAATGAAGGATGCTGCATTCATGTTTTACGATAAAAATTTCTCTGAAAAATTAGATTCCAATCCTAATATAATTCCTTTTAAAAATGGTGTATATGACCTTGATAATAATGTTTTTAGAGAGGGAAAACCAGAAGATTATATATCAAAAACCCTTCCCATAAATTATAGAGAATTTGAGGAAACAGATCCTGATTTAGAGTTTGTTTTAGACTTTGTCGAAAAAATATTTCCTGATGAGGAATTACGAGAATATTTTATAACTCATTTATGCCAGGTATTTGTAGGGGATAATAGAAAGAAAATAGTATACATGTGGGTAGGATGCGGAGATAATGGTAAAAGTAAAATGCAAACATTGATAGAGAAAATGTTAGGAAGATATGCTATAAAAATACCAACTACAGTTATTACTTCTAAAAAACCTATTTCAGGTAGTTGCTGGCCAGAAATGGCTAGAGCAGGTAATGGTGTGAGATGGGCGGTATTAGAAGAGCCAAATGAAGACGAAAAAATCAATGTAGGTATTTTAAAGAATCTCTCTGGTAATGATAGCTTTTTTGCACGTGATGCCTTTGAAAAGGGAAAAGAGGCCAAAGAAATTATACCCGCATTTAAAATGATTTTTATAGCCAATAAACTTCCTGCGATAAATAGCATGGATAAAGCCACATGGAACAGAATTCGTGTAATTCCCTTTGAAGCTATATTTAGTCGTAATGCACCTGATGATTATGAAGATCAAGTTAGAGAAAAATGTTTTCCCATGGATGAAGATATTGATAGGAAAATTCCAAAAATGTTAGAGCCTTTTGCTTGGTACCTATTAAATTATAGAAAAAATAATACTAAAATAATTACCGATCCAGAAAAGGTAATTGCAGCTACAAAAGGCTATAGAGAAGAAAATGACTATCTAAGCATGTTTGTTGATGACAAGTTTGAAAGGGATGAAAATTCTGATCTACTCCTTGACGATGCTTATAGAATATATAAAATATGGTTCAAGGAAAATGTGAGTGGTATGTGCCAAAATAAAAAGAAATTTAGCGATGATATAACCAAGATACTAGGTCCTTTGAAATCTCCTATAAAATCATGGAGAGGATGGACAATTATTAATACCGAAGAACAGGTAAAAATTGATCCTAAAAATTTAGTTGATTATTCTACTGATTCTGCGATGAACAGAACTGATAAAAATAATCATGATAATACTAATCCATTGGAATAATCATGTCAATCCATTGAAATAAATTGGAAATAACTTTCATTTATAAGATTATAAATGATGAAAACTTAGATGAATCCGTATGCCTTTCTTCGCAAAAACAAGGCAATAATAATAGTGATAATTGGCATCCAAAATATAAACACAATTCCAAATATTTGGGCAACCGTATTTAATCTATCCCAATTTTTCACTAATAATACTATGGCAGCTATAAATATAACTAGCTGAATTATCAAGGCAAACATGAACACGCCAGCAGTCATACCAAGATATAACTTTTCATCCCCTGAAATATAAGTACCTCCAGTTTGAGGATCATAATATCCTTCCACTATTTTCCCTTTTGACAAGGCCAAGTCTAATTCATCTTTATTCTTGTTATAAACTTGGAGGTATTTATAAAGGGGACAAAATAAGTTTAATTTAACCCCTTTTTTTAATTCTGGATTATTAGCTATTTTTCTAAACATTTTTATTATAGTAATAAAAATTTTTGTTTTTTTTATTGGTTTACTTTAAATTTTTCTAAAAATTTTTTCAATATCTCTTACTAGATTTTCATAAAATAAAATGGCTTTATTTAAATTGGCATCTAAATTCTTTAATTTATCCTTGAAAGATTTTATTTTATTGTCTCTGATATCTCCTAATATTTTTTCAATACATGAAATTAAATAATGAGTTTGACAAGTTATTTCGCCATTTTGACTATTGCATATATCGCATGAATGTATGGGAATAAACATTCTATTATAATTCTTTAAATATTGCCTAATTTTATCTATTCTGCACGTTATATGTAATAGCTTGTCTATTGGCGCTTTTGGAATTTTTAGAATATCGCTATTTTTTGCAATTTTTTTCATTATTTTTGCCTTTAATAAATTTCTCATTGTTTCTATATTTTTTTCTATATCACTACCACCTGTTATATCCTCTTCACTTTGCATTCTTTTTATAAAATTTCTCTCCATTGATCTCCTCTTTTCACGTTTTTCATCTATCCATTTGCTCAAATTTTCTTTGCTGTCAGTTTCCCTCTCTGATTCCTCATTATTTTCATTTTCAGTCTCTAATTCCTCGTCGATTTCGCTATTAATATCAATTTCCCTTTCAGAACAAATCTCTTCAGAAATCAGTTCACTTGACCTTGAAAAATTTTCATGTTCTGAATCCCTATATTTTTCAATCCATTGTTCCAAATCTTTTTCACTGTCAAATTCTATATCTCCATCTGTACTGAAAATTCGTATTGGGATACTAGACGGTTTTTTCTCAGCGATATTTTCGATAAATTTTTTTTTCTGCTCATTTTCTATAAAATTGCTAATACAGTCATTACAATATAAAATTAAAGATCCAGTTTTATTCTTGTCAAAATGGAGAGAAGAACTATGGGTTTTTTCACTTGTCCAACCTACTTTACTGCATCTCATACATTTATGTAGTGAAAATCCTCGAGGAAGAGGGTGCTCAAGTAATTCCAAGATTAATTCATAGTGCTCCTGAGGAGTCATTTTATCTACAATGTTAATAAGATTTTTAGGGGCCATTTTGTCAAGTATTTATCAGTAAAATTTAATGATTAATTATTTTAAACAAAAAAATAATTAATTTTATTTTCAACATTTTTACTGTCAATATATAAAATTGAATTTCGAGATATTTTTCAGGTAAAAATAAGATAAAATGAATACCTATAAAATTTGCATATGCGGTGATCTTAATAGCGGTAAAACCACCTTTATCAAGAGATTGCTCACTGGTGGCTATGAAAAACGTTATGTAGCCACATTGGGTGTAGAAGTATATCCTCTACGTATGGAAACCAATCATGGTCTCTTGAGTTTTACCATTTGGGATGTAGCGGGAAATCCTAAATTTCAAGGCCTTGGAGAAGGGTATTTTATTAATGCCCATGGGGTAATGATTTTCAAAGAGTTTGGTGCTAGTGATTCTACATATAAAAAATATACAGAAATGATAAAGAATATCGCCCCCAAATGTGAAATAGTGTATGTGATTAATAAAGTGGATGAACATGAATATCTTTTTCCCGCTACAGAATCCGGGGATTTGTTCAACATTTCCGTATTGAATGAATTTAACCTCAAGAAACCTTTGCTTGCATTGGCCAAGAAAATCACAGGATTTAATGATCTTGAAATCACTGGTAAAATATATTGAATAAAAAACCAATAAATATCCAAAAATAAATAAACATTTATACACAATATAAATGCTTTATAAAATTGAATATAATTTTATAGTATGAGATATTATACTCATGTAAATGAACACTATAAATATTGATTTAATAGGAGGAAAAGGAGTTGGTAAATCATTTTGGCTTCAAACTCTGAAATCTTTGATGCAAGAAAATGGGCCATCAAATGATGAGGAAACAAGTATAACATTTATCGACCCTAAAATTGGCAAATTTTATATAACTGAATATAACAATGATAAATTTCCTTTATATGAACCGCATCATGTATCACTCATAATGTTTGATTTGACTGATATAAATTCTTATAAAATTGCTTTGAAAATATACAAGGAAATTAGAAAGCATTGTGATAGAAATATAATTTTGATAGGAAACAAGACAGATAAACGTGGTAGAAAAGTAATGCCTAAAAAAATAATGCATAAAGTAATTGAAATGGATAATATTCTCTACATTGAAATGTCTTCAAAATCTCTTTTTCATTGTACTAGACCTTTAGAAAGAGCACATGTAAAATAATTTCTTTATATTTTATGATATTTTCAATAAATATAATCATTAAATTTTCTTTATAAGAATTATAAAGGATACAAATTAAAATATAAATAAATGGGAGATCCATCAAATGATTGTGTAAATATCCAATCAAAGCAGGATGATAATTTTGCCGATTGTTATTGCGCAAATCCCAGTGATATTACAGCAAAATTTAAACTGACACAAAATGAAGTAAATGATTATAATAGATACTGTAATTTATCTAAATACGATTTTGGCAAAGATGAATACTGTAAAACACAAAGCCCTGAAAACCTTGATTATTCTTGTTATTGTAAATACCCTGATGCCTATAAAAATTCCACCTTTGGATTGACTCAAAAACAAATTGAAAGCATGGATAAATACTGTCAAGAAATAGAACAGAGTACTGCAAGTAAAGGCCCTGAAAGTTTTGGGGATTTTCTATTACAAGAAGGAAAATATGGTTTGAGTGAAATTGAGCTAAAATTATCACAAATATTTACTCCAGAAGGATTGTGGAATTTAGTGGAACTTACGGGAATTACAGAGCTTAGTAAATTAGGGTTAAATGTCTTTAAAAATCTTTCAATGAAAGCCCTTAGATCGATAGCCACAAGTTTAGAAAATATGGATACTGAAATGGTATCTAGAATTTTCTCAGAAGTAGGAGATATTTTCGCAGATACACTCTTGGATGGTATAGTTTCATATACATTGGCTATTGCTACTGAACAGCTATCTAGTTTCATAGCAATGGCAGCATTAGCAGCGGAATTTGCAGCTACGGGAATAGGTCTTGTTGTAGATGTTGCGTTAGCTGTGTTTTCTGTAGTAATGATGGCTGGAATGGTATTAGACATGTTAGATCCCTATGGTTTTAACAATGCTTTATCGGCAAAGGATCTTGTAGTGATATCTAATGCCTTTAACAAGGTGTTTCAAAATGTAATGTTTAGTAGTATAAATTTTCCCGAAGGAAATGAATACCCTGTAGAATATTATGCAGATCTAGTATTATTACCAAATTTTAAATTTAGCCAAAAAATACAAGATCAATTCAATGTGTTAGGAATTTTTTACACTACTCAGTATCTAGATAGTTTGATATACAATTCTAGAGGGGAATATATCTATAGAGGAAATAGCAAATTAAATGCTGATAATTTTTTGGGAAATATCCCTAATATTAATGCCAATTTACTATCAATTAATAATTCCTTGATAAATGTCCTTGGAAATGGAAATATGAGAGTCAAGGGATTTATCATTAATAATTGGCTTCCATTAAGTATAGTAGTAATTTTAGCTATTTTATTATTGATATTTTTCCCTTTTAAAAAAAAGAGTTCATGAGAAAAATATTTTATAAAAATATAAAATTTATTTAGAATTTTCATGATTAATTTTATACTAATTCCTCCATATTATTTTCACTTATATTTTCCTTTTTAATCCATTCATTTTTTACATGATTAAACATATCTTTGATTAGCGAAAAAAATAAAGATCCATAAAATACTAGAGACGGTATCAAAATTATTATTCCTATTATTTTTACTATGATTATAGATGATAATATTATCATCATCACTCCTGCTACAAGTAATATCATACAGAGTAAATGACATGGAAGGAATAAATCATTTTGAATTTTTTCCCAGTTATATTTTTTCACTTCATTTTCTTCTATGAACCATTCTCTCTTTATATATTCGGGCAATTTGACTAACCATTCATAAAACATTATCAATAATGACAGCATTAAAATCGTTACAAAAAAACATGCGGGCATTATCATTATAATTCCTATTATCATTAGAGGAATTATCTTGTCAAATCCTATAGATATAAAAACGATCCCAAACATTAATAGAAATACGATTAACATTGCCAGACAAAATCCACACCCCGAGCTTTTACAATCATTTTCGATATTTTTCCAATCAATGGATATTTTAATCCTTGATGGAGTTTCTAATGTTTCATAACTTATTCCTCTTTCCATTTGTTTTAGTATAATCAGGTATTTTTTCCTTGTCATGAATTTTTTATTCAATTTTAGTTTTATAAAATTTCCAACTGCATTTCTCTTTCTTTTTCGATGAACCACTCTTTTTTCACATGTTGATATGAATAGAATATACCATAGCATATCAACGCTAATAGCACGACAAATAATACAAGTATAAACATGGCCATTGGAAAACTCAGAATTAATCCAATTATTTTTACCTTCCAATTTTTACTATCAAAAATCAATGAATTTCCAATAGCAAAACATATAAAAAATAACATGCAAGAACATATGAGAAAACATGGGAAAATATCAGTACATATTTTCCCCCAATTAATTTGTATATATTTTTCTACTCTAGGTTTATAAGTGGTTTCGTCCATTTTTATACTAATTTTTATATATTATTTTATTCCTTTAAATTTTACTTTTAAAAATCTCAAAATTCCCTAAAATTCCCCATTAAATAAAATGATCAAGTTAAATGGGAAACAATGGAAAATATTTGCTATAGATACGGTAAATACAATTATAGATAGAATTAGCAATAAATTGCATACTACTCCAGAATACCTTTACATTCAAGATGAAAAAAGAATTTTTCTAGATCTAGAGGATTATCTAGAAAAATCTGTATCTACAACCAAGATTGATATTAATGCTAAATCAATAATAGAAATTGCTAAAAAAGAAAAAGATAGTGATTCACCTGATCATTTTATCAATGAATTTCCAAATAGCAAAATACCTCAAAAAGAATTGATAAAAATATGGTGTGCATATAATGTCAATATAAAAGAGGGGGGAGTCCTTTCTTTTGCGATAGCTGAAAATATAGCAAAAATATTAGGTATATCAAGTAAAGAAGCGGAAAATCTGGTAAATAGTAGCGAAAATTATGATAAAATCATTGACGAAAAAATTGATAATTTTAATGGGAAAATGAAGGATTATAATTCCCTTGCTGAAAAATTTAATAATATAAAGGGATTGGAAAGAAGTGATTTTAAACTAGATAGTTCAAGCTATAATATTTTTCTAGAAATACCAGGTAATATTGGGATAATGGAAATTTTCAATTATTTTAAACTATCTCCATTAGTCCCTTTTTGTAGCATTAGAGATTATTATAAAATTTATCAGGATTTTAAACCTCCAATAGATTGGGCTATATCAGTGTTTAACGATATTTTAGTCAAAGTATCTGATAAACCTGCGCCGAAAAAGTCCAAGGATTATAAAAATGTGATAATTTCTGTGGAATCAATGGGCAATGGATCTAAAATCAAGATAAACATGGAATATAATTTTAATGAAAAAAATATACCTAGGGACGAATTTGTTAAAAATATAATATCCAGGATAGAAATTCCCGGTATCAAGATTATAGAGCAAAAACAAGATGCACTAAGAGGTGTGGCATCTTTTCCCAATCAATCCATTAATAAATATGTATTTGAAGACCTTGTATTGAATAATAATTTATATAGTAAATATCTATCAATAAATGAAAGTGTAAAAGCCACTAAAAAACGTAGTGGAATGTACATGAAATATATACATAATCAAGATGAATTAAATATAACAATTACTGACAAAACATTAGCTTCTTCTGATAAGGAATTAAAGAGCTATCCTCTAGGGACAAAATATGTAAGGGTAAAAATATCAAATGCAAAGGATCGCTCCCAGATTGATAATTTCTTTGTAATTATTGGTAAATTACTATCCTTTTATAATATTTTATCACCAGATATCACCGATTTTTATAGAAAATGGATACCAAATTTCAACAAGCCAGAAACAGTAAAATTAAAAGAGAGAAATAGACTCAAGGATATTGCTCCAGAAATTTTTGTATCTAGATATAGTAAAAAATGCCCCTTGAAAGAAATGCCTAGAATAGTAGATGCTAAATATGTGGCTAATTTACCTAGAGAAAAATGGATGTTATTTCCCAAGACACCAGAAGAAGGTGTGCAGAGATACTATGTTTGTGATCAAAATAATAAATATATATACCCTGGATTGAGAAAAAATGTAAATTTGAGTAATGCTGATAAATTTCCATATCTTCCTTGTTGCTATGTAAATAACCAACAAGATAAAAATAATTCCAATTATACAAAATATTATTCAGATCAAGAGGAATCACATGATACAAAGGAAGCAAAACAACAAACAGTATTTCTCACCAATAGAACAGCCACATCTACAGGTTTTGGTACCCTTCCTAAAAATTTGGCCAAATTAATAAATTTGATAAATGATACACCAGGAGAAATATATAGAAAGGGAATGTCTAGAAATCCTGCAACTTTTATAGAATGTATATTAGAAGCCCTTTATAATGAATCAAATTTTCTCACTGTGAAAAAAGGTCAAGTTTTCAATGATGCTTTGAGAACCGATAAAACCAACAGAGTTAGAGAAAAATTGGCCAGTTGGGAATTTCTCTCTGTGGGAAAGCAGGAATTATATGATTTTAAAATAGATGAAATTTCCAGAGAAATTAAAGATTTTGAAATTTATCTTGATCCCAGAAAATATATAAGAATTATAGAAGAATATTTTAATTGCAACATTTTATTATTTTCTGGAGGAGATTCAGTAGAAAAGGAAAATGATGGAATGATTTTACCTAGATTTAGTCAGGCGCATTTAAAATTTCCATGGAAAAGAGATAGGCCATTTATACTAGTTTATGAAAATTGGGGAAATTACACTGAAAAATTAAAATACCCTCAAGTGGAATTAATGGTAAAAACAGTAGGGGAAGATTCTGTTTATACATTTGATTATAATGATAATTTTATACAGTCATTGATAGAAATTTATTCCTCTTTAAATACTACTTGGAATCTTGATAAAAAATTGGGAAATATTATTCTAGATTTCCCCAATGGAATTTCCCCTGTTTCTCAATACATTGATTTATATGGAAAAACTCGTATTTTAAACTGTAAAATTAATGGAGAAATAATATCTATAGAAACTGACCCCATACCTCCATTAAAATTAAAGGTATCAAATGAGATATTTTTAGGAAATGTAAAAATCCCTAAAAAATTTGGCCAAATAAATGTAAAGGTTTATAATGTAGATGATGAAACCAAAAAAAAGGGAAATACCTTAAACATGTTTATTATTCTAAGAAAATTGAGTAAATATGTTATCGAATATTTTATCAGGGAATTTTCTGTATTTTTACATTCCAAGGGAGTTACTGATAATGTATCCTCAGAAATCCCCAAATTTATAAAAGAAAAAATAGTTTATAAAGATATTGGGGATATAAAGAGAATTACTTTTCCTATAAATTTCCAAGATAAATTTTTCATGAAATCAGGGGATAAATTAATATTGCCAAATGAAGAGACAATGTATAGATTGGTCTATATACTCAGAAATCGTATAAACAGGAATATCAAGGAAATATTAGAATATTATACCCTTACAAATTTTACCAATATTTATAATGAAATTACCGATTTCAAGAAATACCCCAATCAGATATTGATAAAAGGAGAAAATATTATTGATGAATGGATACTTACTAGAAATAAGCAAAATATACTCTATTCAAAAATTTTACCAGAAAATACCGAACCATATTTTTTTAGCAATGAAAAGATAAAGGGGGATTCTAGAATATTTATAGCTCAAAATACTGATACCATTGAAAAGGCTTTAAATATTATCCGTATATGGAAAGAAAAGGGATACAATATGGGTGATAAAGGAAATGACGATCTATCCTTTTCTCCCTCATTTAATCTGTGGATATATACTAATGAAAAAGATATAAAATTATATGATATTATAGGGAAAGATATATTGTATCCAATAAATATATTGGGATATAAAAACAAGGGAATCTCAGGTTTTACTGTGTTATTACCTTTGTAATATTTAATTATTTATAATTTTATAAATAATATTTTAATGGGAAATTCCCTGAAGATTCTTTATATATTTTATTACATTATTATTTTGAAATAAATAGGCCTGTGATAAAATTCTCTCTGCATGTGGAAGAATATCTATACCTATAGATACAAAATATTTGAGAATTTCCAGATTTCCGGCAAAAACTATTGCATTATATTTATATGCCGATATATCTGCTCCGAGAGATACTAGGTATTTTACCATTTCTAAATGCCCATTTTGACTTGCCCATCCTATACCTGAATTTTTCTGAGCTAGAGGATCTGCTCCTAGCGATATTAAATATTTTACAATTTCTAAATGCCCATCTCCACTGGCTCTTACTATTGGATCATTATTTTTATATAAAGGATCTGCTCCTAACGATATCAAGTATTTTACTAGTTCCAAATTACCTCCTGGACATGCATATGTCAATGCTAAATTTTTTTGAGTGGTTATATTTGCTCCGAGAGATACTAAATATTTCACAATTTTTATTTTTCCGTAAAAACATGCTAGCAACATGTTTTTATCGATATTGGGCTGTATTTTTTCCAAATGCAATACAAAAAAAGGTATATTATAAATTGGCCAAATTTTATCTTTATTTATACTGATTAGGTATTTTACTCCTAAAAGATCTCCTATTTTTATCATGTCAAATATATAGAATTGTTTCCAGTATTTTTGTAACCGTTTTTCATTTAGAGAAAAAAAGAGCGAATTTTCTGATAAATTTCCTAATATTTTTCTATCAATTTTTTCACAAATTAAATCTATTAATTCTAGGGGAAAATTAGACATTTTATATTTATATAAAATTGTTTAATTGGTTTCCAACCAATATTCCTTTTCTTTTTCCTGTTTATTTTCTCTTGTGATATTTCCCTTGCAAATTTTACAAAATGATAATTTACTACATTTTAAGCAAAAAATAGCTGAACATCCTAGACATTTATAATTTTTATTAGTTATTTTTCCTTTACAATTGATACAGCCTTTTTTCTTTTCAGGCTCCTTGAAAGAAAGGTCTATAACTTTTGAGGTCATTTCTTTATATTATTTCTCTACCAAAAATTTTCAATTTTATATTCTATTATAAAATATTAGATAATATATTGCATTAAATATAGATAATTATACAGTGAAATACATATTAGTCATTTCATTTCTAATGATTTTTAGATTTTTATCTATACTAATTTTTATATCTTTTACAGCATTGTTTATCTTTTCTATATTTTTCTTATGATCATTAGTAGAATTTTCATCTAATATCAATTCAATTAATTTCAGTTCACTTGCTTCTCTGAGAAGAGAATAATATTGCGAGCAATGAATTATTTTATCATTTTCTGCATTCATGATAGATTGATTTGTAACTTGAATTTCTGATAAAATATTTAATACATTTGGCAATGGTTTTATCTCTATCTCTTTAGCTAATTTCTCCATTAAATCTTTTTTATCTTGTATCAAACTTCCTCTCTTTACTAGAGAAAATGTTATTTTCTTGTCTATATCAATTAATTTACTATTTATCTCATTATATCTAGTTATAGACTCTAATAATTGAGATATTTCTGATTCTGTATTCATTTTCCTTGTATTTTCAAGAGCTTAAAACATTTTTCAATTTTAATTTTTCATTGGGAAATTTCTAGCTATTTCAGCCATTTTCTCAAATTGTTCTTTTAATTCCGAGTCATTTTCAGCTTTTGCAATTAAATCCCTTTTTTGTTCCTCTGTAAATTGTACAGTTAAAACTTTATCAATTATTTCCTCTGTAGTTTCAGTTTTTTTAACATTTAGAAAAATATCTAACAACTTTTCTTGCATGGGACATGTTTTTATTTTTCTAGTATTTTGTAAACGAGTGATCATTTGTGTAATTTCTGGTGATGTACATATTCTGTACCAATCTTGAATATTTTCTATTCCAGTGATTTTTTCCATTTTTATGATTTTTATGCTTGGAATATCCTTTAAATATTTTTGAGATATTCTATATATAGAGGAAGAGTATGATTATTCTCCAATGAGAGCCAATTTTTTTCAAAGGAAATTACAGTACAAGTTTTAGAGGAAGGAATAGGCATATAAAAATAAGGAGATTTTGGGGCTTCTAGATTGGGCATTACAGCCAATGGTACAGTGGGAATAATATCGCATAAATTACACCAATGATAATATTTTATATTGGGAATAACACTGAAACCGGTGGCAAATGTTATATCCCCTATTCTTGGGCTAGCAAACACATTTACAAGGATATTTCTCCCTTTTACAGACAATTCTAGAGCAAGGATAGAGGAAATTGCTGATCCTAGACTATGGCCTCCAATTATTATATTAAAATCAGGGTATTTATCTATATCAGAGAATATAGCATTTTTAAATGAATTGTATATATTGAGAAATCCCTTGTGAATCATTGGAGGGGTAATATACTGTGTTTTATTAGGATCTGCAGCCATTAGCAAATTTCTGTTGAATACATTCAATTGTTTCTTATCTAACGGTAATACCTCTTGTTTTGCAGTCATTTTAGGGATAGGTTCTTGAATAGTGAAATCATTGAAAATTTGAGCAAAATTAAAATCTTGTTTCCATTCCGACCAAGTTCTAGTACCTCTAAAGATGATGTAGATTATTCTATTTTTTTCATCTAGAATACTAACTCCAAATAATTTCTCTAGATAATTATATTTACCCATCACTGGTAAATTATTGATTTCCTCAGGTTGTGATATTTTTCCAATTGTATTTGCTATAAATTTTGATGTCTTTGAAATGTCTATATTTTCAGGAAAGTTTGCTGTATTAATATCTGGTACAGGTAAATTTTCATCGTTAAATTTACAATTAATCTCGGGGCATTTTAACGCATTTTGTAAAGCATAACTTATACCCAAACCCTTTTGTACTAGGATTTTATATGAATAATATATACGGATACCTACAAATATATAAATTATCAATATAATTACTAGTACTGTGAACAATACATATTTTTTCATTTATTTATTCATCAAAAATAGAGAAAAAAAAAAGGAAAAATCAAAAAGAAAAATGAGAGAAATAATTATAGACAATATAACTATAAAAATAGGAGAAAATGCAAAAGAAAATACTGAAATGATAAAAATGCTAAAAAATGCAAATGAAAATTATATTTGGTTTCATCTATCATCTTTTCCATCTCCTCATGTGGTTGCGGAAATTGAAGATGATACTGATATTTCAGCAATCCCAGAAAATCTAATACTAAAATGCTCTGAAATATGTAGAAAATATAGTAAATATAAAAACATGAAGAATTTATATATAGATTATACACCTTTAAAAAATATAAAATTGACATTTACCCTCGGAGAGGTAGAATTTATATCAAATAAAATGGTGAAAAAAATAAAATTGACTAATTAAGGGAATATCCTCAAAAAGAAAATGAATACAGAATTGCCCCTAGAGTTGATACATTTAATATGTAGAAAATTAAATGATAAATTGTTAAGAGATTTGACCGGGACAGCGAAAAATCTCTTTTTTCATCTCAATAGGAAATATATACAATTATATTGGAAAAATATAGGGATTCATAAAACAGCCATTAATAATGATTTACCTGGATTAAAATATATACTATCATTGAGATATAAAATGGATATTCCCAATATAGAGGATACTGTATTGCAATTTGCATGTAGTTATTCTGATTTAGAAATGATAAAATATTTAGTTTCTCAGGGAGCTATAGTTAAAAGCAATGCTGTAAATTGTGCTGTCAGCGCAGGGAAATTAGATGTAGTAAAATACCTGGTTTCATTAGGGGGAAATCTATTTGATGAAGAACAGTATATAATACCAAATATAAAAATGTTTGGGAAATATCATAATATAATATTTGCATGTAAAAATGGACATTTGGAAATGGTAAAATATTTAGTATCCATGGGTGCAGATATCACAGTGCAAAATAACGAAGCCGTAATATGTGCTTGTAGAAATGGTCATTTTGAGATTGTAAAATATTTGGTGGAAATAGGGGCAGATATTAAAGCTCAAAATAATGATGCTGTGATATCCGTTTGTGAAAAAAATAATTTTGAAATGATGAAATACCTGGTATCTCTAGGAGCAGATCCATGCGCTCAAAATAATATACCTATAGCATACATGTGCGAATATGGCAATCTAGACGCCGCAAAATATTTAGTTTCATTGGGTGCTGATATTAAAGCGCAAAATAATAGAGCATTGATATCCGCCAGTGATAATGGTTATTTAGAAATGGTAAAATACCTAGTTTCACAAGGTGCAGATCCACATGATCAAGAAAATAACGCTATTATATGTGCATGTAGAAATGGAAAAATAAATGTTGTAAAATATCTAGTGGAAATAGGGGCTGATATTAAAACTATAGATAATGAACCAATCATAACAGCATGTAGAAACGGACATTTGGAAGTAGTAAAATATCTGGTATCTGTAGGGGCTGATATTAAAGCTCAAAATAATGAAGCTGTGATATCTGCTTGCAAAGATGGTCATTTAGAAATTATAAAATATTTACATTCCTTGGGGGCAGATATCACAGCTCAAGATAATGAATCTGTGATATCTGCTTGTGATTATGGTCATTTACATGTATTAAAATGGCTAGTAGAAAATGGTGCAGATTTTTCGTGCCGAGATAATGAAGCTATAATCACAGTGTGTAATAATGGTGACTTGGAAATGGTAAAATATTTAGTTTCTCAGGGGGCCGATATTACAGCTCAAGGTAATGAAGCTTTAATTCGTGCCCAAGAAACAGAACAGGATCATATAGTAGAATATATAAATTCGTTAGGAATTGACACATTCTAAAAATTATTTTATAATGGATATAAAAAATAAGGAAAATATTTTTGGTCAATCTTTAAATGTGCATAATGGTGTAAGTTTAGCTATCACTCTAATTAATCCAGATTCCACTAAACTATCTACAACACTGTAAATATCTTTATAAGCGAGTTCGTGTTCCTGTCTCAATAAACTGACATTAGAGCACACTACTGTTGATCCCACACTTGTTCTTTCTAATTTTTCTTTACTGAGATGGCCAAACTTTTCCTTTGCCTGAGATCTATTTAATTTTCTACCTGCACCATGAGCTATACTATATAACATTTTTCCTGCCAATTCGTTATCTTCAGTCATTTTTACTATAAATGTAGCACTGCCACGACTACCTGGAATTACAGTGATATCTCCAGCATTGACTCTGCCCACCCCTTTTCTATGGAGGAAGGTACCATCTTTTCCAGTTTCCAAATAATTATGTACTATATTTAGTATTTTTTTACTATTAGTACCTACAGTATCACTTATTTCAGCTGCTATTTGTTCTCTATTTTCTAGAGCCCATGAAACAGCCTTGTCATGATCTATAATATATTCCTGTTGCTGTTTTTTAGTAAAGAGAATATTGTCATGTTTTCCAGCGACGAACCCTCCATATCTCCTAGATCCAGAATGCACTAGTAAAACTGCCTTTGTTTCATCTATATCTAGCTTGTTAAATTCTTGAGAATCCTCAATCTTATCCACCTCTAAAAATTCAGCAAAATGATTTCCACCTCCAAGGGTACCTAAATCATCGTCAAAATTATGATCCCAAGAGGAATCTCTGTATATTTTTCTAGGTTTATACTCTAAACCTCCTTTTAATTTTTTAGCCAATTGTTCAGGTGTATTTTTTCTCACCTTGATATTAGTAGAAAAAAGGGTCATACCACATCCTATATCTGTACCTATGAATTTTGGGTATATCACCCCCTCCGTTATAAAGCATACTCCTATAGGTATACCGGGTCCTTCATGAATATCAGGCATTACTACGGCTCGAATTATATCAGGATGTTTTTTAATAGCTTCGTAAAGCTGATTTATCCCTCCTGGATCAATATATTCTTCTTTACAGACTATCAATATTTTATCGTCCATTCTTGATTTTAATAAATTTACCTTTTTTTAAAATTGAAAATTATTAAAAAAAGATAAATTAAAAAAAGGAAAATGTCCAACAACATTCCACTATATGATAATTTCTATAAATCTTCCGTTGATAAAGAACTGACTAAACAAGAAAGGGAAGATTTCATGGAAAAAATAGAACAAATTGATGAAAAGGGTGCAGAGCTAGTATTTGTTCTATTAAAAAAATATGCTATTGATAGTGGAGATAAAGCATTAATTCCATTACAAGGAAAGTATATAGGGAAAAATATACAATTTGATACAAAAAAATTACCACATAAATTGGTAAGAATGATATATAATTTTATAACTCAACATATAGAGACAATGAAAGAGGTAATTGAGAGACCTGCTCTCCCTTTTTAAAATTCTAATAATTTATAATGTTATAAATTATTTAAAAATAAAAATATAGTATAAATGACTGTTTTAGATTTGGTAAAAAATAATGATTTATTCGCGCTAAGAAATTTAAATACATTAGTTGACGGTACTCAAGATGAAGCACTGATATTTGCATGTATTCATGCAAATTTAGAAATGATAAAATATCTTATTGAAAATGGCTGTGATCCTAAAGCTAGAGAAAATGAAGCTATAATTTCTAGTATTACACATGGACGTTTTAATATAGTAGAATATCTAATGTCTATAGGAACTGATATTACAGCTCAAAATAATAAAGCATTAATACGAGAATGTAAATATGGCCATCTAAGAATGGTAAAATTATTAGTTAAAAATGGGGCTGATATATCAGCTCAAAATGATAAACCCGCAATAAAAGCATGTAAATATGATCATTTAAAGGTTTTAGATTATCTAGTGAAAAAAGGTGCAAATCCTAGAAATATAGATTTGCTAAAATATGCTTGCATCAAATATGATAATGATAAAATAATGAGTTATTTGTTATGGCAGCATATTGATAAAGATATAATATATTATGCTATAGACATTGCAGAAAAATATAATAGATTAAATACGATAAAATCTTTAAAAGATAATGTAAATAATTATAACGCATATATAAGAATAAGAAAGATTGAATTAGAAAATATAAGGTAATCCTATACTTTTTAGATATAATTGGTGTTCCTGTATCTTTTGCATTGTTTCTATATCTTGAATATGCTCTTTTTCTACAAAAAAACTATTATATTTTTTTCGCAAAGATTCTAGTACCAATTCTTTATCATTCCAACAATTATTACATAATTGCATATATATTATATGTCCCAGTACATTTATCTTTTCAAAACCCATTTCACAGTAACAAAAAATTTTACCACAACTATAGCAATTTTGAAAGCTTCCCATATGGCCTATATATCCATACTCACAAATTCCATTCTTTTCATATTCGTTAAAAATCTCTGTCTGATTAGCTCTATAAATCTCCAATTCCTTTTTAATATCAATCAACTTTTTCTCTAGAGAATGTTTAATCCAGTATTTTTCTATTTTTCTCGCATTTAATTCTGGTAAAATGTTATTTACTATTAAAAATTTAGGCTCTAAAAGACTACAAATTAAATCTACTAATTCTAGGGGTAATTTAGACATTTTATTTTCTTGATCATTTCTTTATATATTTTATAAAGAATTTTAATATATTTTAATATTCCGAATGTTCTCCACATAAATGACAATAATCTCCTTCGTCGCCCCAATCATCCCATCGGTTCCATTCATGTTTGCATATTTTTTGCTGTGATTTTATTCTTGTTTTTTCTCTATATTTTTGCGATTTTTCATATCTTTGAATTTTTTCTCTGTATTTTTCGTATAACTTTTCATATTTACATGTTTTTTCTCTATATTTTTCCAATTTTTTCTTGATATCATGAAATTTATCTCTACAATTTATATATTCAATATCATTGATACCCATTTCTTGTCGATATTTTTCTATACGTTTTTTGTTTAATTCTGGTAAAATGTTATTTACTATTAAAAATTTAGGCTCTAAAAGACTGCAGATTAAATCTACTAATTCTAGGGGTAATTTAGACATTTTTTCTCATTATTTTTCTCTTTTTTTCTTTTTAATCAATTTTATCTCCTCACAACATTTGGCCTTTTTCTATTACCCTGTATTTCTTCCTCTAATTTTAATCTATGGGCTTCTGCTTGAGCCATTGCTGCCTGTACATTTATCTTGCCATTTGGGCTTTTTACAGGAGGTGCTTCTTCCTCTTCTATTTCCTCTATAATATCGTCTATATTTTCTTCCTCAAATTCTTCCTCTGAATTCTCCTCTGGTTCTTCTGGAATATCTAATATACTAGTTCCTTTTGGGGTAGTTGTTTTTTTGGGGAATGGAGTAGGCTTTTTTGGGGCACGAGTATTTACATTTTTTTGAATATTTTGAATGGGTTGTATATTTTTATCAACAGGGATATCCTCATTTTTCTTTGGATTGATTTTTTCCCTTATCCATTCAAATACATATTCTCCCTCATATTTTTCTATCACTCCATCTCCTACCATTAAAAGTAGCGTAGGTACATAATTCACCATTATTTTCCTTTCTTGTAATATTTTATCCCTTATATTTTTATTGTCTATACATATTGGAATTATCCTAAAATATTGAAGGAATTCTGGTACAGTACCCACCAATTCAAATAATTTTTCACAACATGGGGAAAATTTGCTATATAATAATATATTACTCATTTTTCATGATTTTTTTCAATGTGAAAATTCTTAAATGTTTTTAAAAGAGAATAAAATTATTTTTTTAAAAAAGAATTGGTAAAATATAACCTTTACATACTAAAATGTCATCATCAGAATCAGAAGAATATTTATCCTCTTCAGAGGAAATTTCAGAAAAAGAATCAGAAGAGGATACAGCCGATAATATCAGTGAAGCTGTAAAGCAAGTTGCAAGGGAATTATTGGAGGCTAGAGGATACTCTATATATAGAGATTTTCACACTGATAATTATTCTAAAATCATTGGGAAAAAAGAGGAAAATGTATTTCTCCAAATTCTCTTTGTAATTGACCAAAAATTAAATGTAGAACCATTGAATAAAATAATCAAATATTTAATAGATTCTGATATAAAGCATTGTATTCTTGTCCATACAGGAAATAATGTGAGCGCCAAAGTATTAGAAATTGCCCATAATTTATTGATACTCAAAATAAAATTAGAATTTTTCCCATATTGTAACCTTAGATTTAATATAACTAAACATGAGCTTGTTCCCAAGCATGAATTAGTAATGGGGAAAGAAGCTCAAGAATTAAAGAAAAAATTTGGTAAATTTTTAACAGTGATTCTCTCTACAGATCCAGTAAGCCGTTTTCATGGTTTTAACAAGGGAGATATAATAAAAATATATAGAAAGGATCAAACTATTGTTTATAGGAGAGTTTTATGAGGATAAAGCAATACCAAAGGAATAACAGAAAAAAATAATAAATTTATAACGAATATAAATTTTCATTTAAAAAAATAATACCAAAATAAATCTGTACTAAAATATTGTAAATAATGGGTAATTATTATAGCACTGGGAAAACTGAATATTCATCAGAAGAATTGGATAGTCTTTTATCAAGTATCCCCTGTAAAAATAAAGTCATTGCTGAAAAGGCGAATTTTAGAGAAATTTCCGATAATCAGTCTAGATATCAATTTATTTCCAATGGAATTTTGATAAAAAAGAATTGTGATTTTGTGTCAAATTTCCATGTAAAATTATTCAAGGGAAATACTCTATTATTTGATAGCGGAAATAACCCTGATTTTAAATATAAATTAATTATATTTGATTTTGATGAGAAAAGCCATTTCTCATTAAATGGTGTGAAACATTTGCCTATTTCCCTTGATAAAAATAATGACATTTATGTATCATTACTAATTATTGGAAATAATGATAATATCAATGATACTGATAATTTTCTCTTGGAAATAGGTTATGATTCATGGGAAAATGTAAATACAGATTTTTCGGCAAGTTTAATAAGGGGAATGGGGTATGAATTTTTTCAAGGGAAAACTGTATTTAGATATAGTTTTCTAAGGGATATCATTGAAAAATATTGTAAATTATTGTAAATTAATTATTCTGTATCATTTTGTATATATTTTATATAAATATAAAATTAAAGTCTAAAAATCCTAAAATATATATAAATTCCCCCTAAAAAAATGGTAATATATATTAATATCAACATTTCAATAGAAATATTTCTTGAGCCAGTTTTCTTTACATTTCCCCCTTGCAATGCATACTGATATATATTTACCGGATCTTGTTGATTACAATCCACTACACATTTTGTCAAGGAAATTTTACTATTTTTATCAGGGAGACACCGATAACCTTGATAACAAGAAAATCCTATATTATCATCTTTTAATACGTATAATGGGGAAATTTGTATCTCTGGTAAATCTAATTTTTTCAAGCTAGGAATGTAATATTTTTCCCCTTGATAAAAATATAGAGGAATTGTATTGGGAATAGGTGTCGGCCACACAATCATTGATACACAGTCCTTTAATGTTATAAAATTGGGATCTCGTTCAAATTTTACAGAAATTATACCTGTACCATCATTTTCTATACAAACAAGAGCCATCCCTGTGGGTATAGGTGTATAATTGGGAACTATTGCATAAAAAGTGTCTCCTTTTTGACATTTAAAATTTCCATTATTTTCCAATTGAGAAAATTGTATGATATTATTCTTGATACAAAAGGGAAAAGGGTACAATTGGGGGTTTTCTTTCATTTATTTTATTTACAAATTTCAGAATTTAATTTCAGGGAAATTGTACCAAATAAATACTAATGATATTACATCATTATTTTCTTTAATTCTTCTGATTCCTCCATTCCAATATTTTTCCAATCTATTTCTATTTAAAATGTAAAATAAATTTGTAGAGTATTTAATATTAGATTCGATAAAGGATATTGCTACCAATATTTTCCTATTAATTTTTTCACATATCAAGTCTACTAATTCTATTGGCAACATTTTATAAAATATTATAAATGTTAAAGATCTTTAAAAAATCACCAATATTTAACTTCTCCTTGAGATAACAGATATTCTACAATTTCTACATGATTGAAATTTCTCGCATATACCAATGCAAGGCTGCCCTGAAAATATGCACCCAATGATATTAAATATTTTACTATTTCAAAATGGCCACCCCAAGTTGCTTGTAATAAAGGCTGTTCATCTTTAATATGGATATTTACTCCTTGAGAAACCAAATATTTTACCACTTCTAAATGACCATATCTACATGCGGATATTAACACTTGATCATCGTCTGCATGAATATCTGCGCCTATTTCTACTAAATATTTTACCACTTCTAAATGACCAAATGAAGCAGCAAAAATTATTGTATAATCTTCATTTTCATGAATATCTGCACCTATTTCCGCTAAATATTTTAAAATCTCTAACCGTCCATATATAGATGCACATGTTAAATGATTAATTTTAACTATATTTGCTTCAATTTCTATTAAATATTTTACTCCGGGTAAATCATTGATAAAAATTAAATTAGTTATACACATTTTTTCCCAATATTTTTCTATACGTTTTCTGTTTAAAATTGATAGGATATCATCTACGTTTCTATATATAGAAATATTTCTCAGTATTTTCCTATTAATTTTTTCACATATCAAGTCTACTAATTCTAGTGGAAGCATTAAAGGAATTTTCATTTCTTGTTATTTTGGAATTCTCAATTTAAAATGTTCAATTATATTTTCAATAATTTCTAAATAATTCTTGATATTTTTATATTTTTTCAGATAATGAACAATTATAAACATCTAGTAGTTTCAGGAGGATCTAAAAAGGGATTTTATGCATTGGGTACCCTTCAATATTGTCTAGATAATTTTTACTTGACAAGAGTAAATTTTTTTTACGCAAATTCTATAGGAGCTATAATTTTATATTTAACCATATTAGATTATACCCCTATAGAAATTATAACCTGGATATGTGTGAATAAAATATTTGAAAATATACCTCAAATTGATATAAATGGGATATATAATGGTCAGGGCTCTATTGATTATGACAAGGAAATTAACATTCATTTACAGCAAATGACATTGAAAAAAATAGGGAGATTATTGACTCTGCAAGAATTATATGATCTCACAGGGAAAAAATTGACTATATGTACATATAATATTACTGATAATGTAGAGGAATATATATCAATAGATACATATCCAACAATACCATGTTTAACAGCATTAAGAATGAGCTGCAATCTTCCTATAATTTTTGGTAATTTTCAATACATGGGAAAATTTTACATAGATGGTTATTGTACTAATAATTTCCCCATTGATATTGCTGATAAAATTGCATCAAAAAATGGAGACCAAGTATTGGGAATAAACATGACTGTGGAAAATGTTAAAAATTTACATGAAAAATCTATTCCAGAATACATGTATCACGTTGCGTCAATTCCCATAATGCAATTGATAAAGTTGAGAATAGAAAATGTATCGGAAAATTGTGATATTATCGAGATTAGTGACCCAAACACGGATATTAACCCATTTGATTTAAATTTAACTGCCAGGAAAAAATTGGACTATTTTTCTATAGGATATAACAAGGGAAAAGAATACTTTGAAGCTATTTAACAATATAAAAATTAAAACAATTTATAAGAGATAAAACAATTTACAAGAGATATAATAAATGGATATTTACAGGAAATATGGATGGATAGTATTTAATGGGGAATTAAGAAGATTGACTGATCCTAAAATTTCCTATAAAAATATAGATGCAGATATTTATTCATTTAATCCGGAAAAAATCAAGGAGAGATTCAAGTTATATTTATTATTGAATACTCTCTGTCAAAATATATTCAATTATGGAGATATTCATTTGGTAAATCATGCGAATTTTATCAGTTATTTAGAATATGCTAAAATTCCCCCAAAATTAATAGAATTGGTAAAATATAGGTTATCAATCACAAAATCTGTCAAAAGGGATAAAATGCTAAAATACATGGAAAATGATATACCCAAAAATTATTCAGGATTAATCAAAAAAACAAATACCCTTCCACAAATGCAATATATACAGCCTGTCTATAATGAACAATTTATAAAAGGATTTACAAGAGTAAAAAATACCCCTTTTAAAATAAGAGTAGTAAAATCACCATTAAAACTATATGAAAATGGTTGGTACATGATATTTTACCAAGGAATGGAGGAAATGAATGATTTCTCTATAATTTCTAGTTTTCCCATATTAAAATTTCTCAAGAAAAATTGTATAATCACCAACTGTTTAAAAATCTCTGAAAATTCAAGTGTTTTTTTAGCCAATTTTCTATATATTGTAAATGTATCGAAAATTGACAATTATTTACCATATTTTTACATGGCCCAAATATTGGGAGCAAAAACTATTAATATTCACATGAATGGATTGCCTGTAAGTATCATGAAAAAACAAGTAGAAGCTGCAGAAAATGTTGGTATATCGTTAAAATACTATAAAACTGAGCATAAAATTAAACCCATTTCAAAAAAAGAAAAAACCCTCAAAAAATTGGTGCCTATTCCAAACAAGGCAAATTCATGTTATATGGATACAGTGCTATTTTCCCTATTATATAGAGAAAAAATGCCTAGAATAATTAGGGAAAAATTATTTACAGTTTCTCTTGATAACGATAAATGTATTGGACAATTAGAAACATTGAGAGAATATCTAGTAAATTTGAGAAAATTTATTTTTGGGAAAATTACTGAAAATTATTGTATAAATTTCCGTAGGCTAATATCATCTTGTGGAGATTCTGGTAAAAGATTTTCCAGTGTAAATGAACAAGACGTGGGGGAATTTCTAATATTTCTATTTGATATATTTCAAATCAAGGGATCGGTTACAGAATATATAGTATATGGGATTTTCCCTAGCGGTAAATCAGTAGAAAAAACAAGTGAAACAATCGATAATTCCTTGATAAATTTCACAGATAGTTTTTATCTATCAACTATAAATGATATTCCCATTTCAAAATTATTAAATAAAAAGACCATTACCGAGGATATTTCATTTAGCTCTGATGAAACAGGGAATTTTTATATAGGAAAAATAGAAAGAGTAAATGTATTAAAAACGTTGGGATTCTATGTATTTTATATTCAAAGGGCTCATTCCGGCTTTGAAAAAGAGACTGTATTAGAAAATATTATAGTACCAGATAAAGAGATTATTATAGGAAAGGAAACCTTGTATTTATATTCTATAATTTTTCATATAGGAGAGGTTGGTGGAGGCCATTACTTGTGCTGTTTTTTGCATGATAATCAATGGTATCTATATGATGATATGAAATCGTATTTTTCATTGATAGGAGATTATGAAAAATTGATAGAATATAAACCCATTAAAAAGAGGGGAATACTATTTTTTTATACTCGCTAAAAAATTACCATTTTATATAAATATAAAACGATCAGGAAATTATTTTTAATTTATAAACCTATAAATTATAAAAAAATGAAATTAAATAATACACAGCAAGACATTCTTGAAAATTGGTTTTTCAAGCAAAGAGAAATTTTGACTGAAAAAATAGTACCAGAAAATGATCTTAGATCTTGGTGTATTGTATTGATAATGCTCACCGGGGAAATTGATAATAAAAAATTCAGACAATTTGTATGTGAAGCATATCCTGATAAAATGGATCCTGAAAAACCTAAAAGGATTAAAATATCTAAAAATGCCATTAGACAATTATTGATATTAACACGAAGAATCGCTGTAGGGAAAATTAGCACAAAAAATTACTTGTATAAATCGCTTACTGAAAAAATAACTGATATAGATTGTTCTATTACTGAGAATAAAAAGGGATTAAAATTTTTAATAGGGGTTTTATTCAGAGCAAATATAGCATCTTGGATGGTAGAAAAATGGCTAGAAATAATGGTTAATCTCATGCTACCATATAATATCTGGTATTTAGAGACAATGTTAGTATATTTACAAATGGGGATAAAACACTATTATTCCGAGGAAAAAATAATAGTATTTAAAACTAGAGAAAAAATGGTAAATATAGAACTATGTAAGATAGAGGCTAAATTGTTGGGAAATATACCTAAAAATATTTATACAGGAGAAAATGTGGAATTAATGAGAGATAATATCGAGTCATATTTAAATGAGGAATATGTTTCTTCTGATGAAGAATATATAGAATTTACTTTTCTCAACAAGAAAAAGACAGGATATTGGACATTGAAAATAATAGGTAGCAAGTAATTTTATATTGAATATAAAATAATGATTAATATTAATCATTATCAGAATCTTCCTCTGTCTCAATACCCGAATATTCATTATCCGAATCATCAAAACCATTATATTCACTAGTACGATCTACATATACATAGTCATCAGGTAATTTTGCACCTAATGATGTTAGATATTCTACAATTTCTTCGTGACCATGATCATTGGCCAATTGTAATGGCAAGTCACTTTGTACTCTAAAATCTGCACCTTGATTCACTAAATATTTTACCATTTCTAAACAGCCTTGTTTAACTGCACTTGTTATCATTTCTGAATCAAATGGTTCTGCCCCATTTTTTATTAGATGCTTTGCCACTTTTAAATCATTATGAAAAATAGCATATAATAACGGTGTATTATTTTCTGCTTTTACATCTGCCCCTAGAGATATCATGTATTTTACAATTTTTATAAAGCCGTTATGACAGGCATTTATTAAAAGTTGATTATAAAATCCTGGATAATTTTCAGACGAATTTTTAAATAAATTAATCATATATTTTACCAATTTTATATTTCCACTATCGCACCCTATACTAACAGTAATAACATCTAGTTTCATCCCTAATGACACTAAATATTTTACTATATTTAAATGACCATTCCCGCTGGCAGTTATAATTGCTCTACTATTTTTAATAATATCCACTCCTTTATTCACAAAATATTTCACTATTCTCAAATGACCATTTTTTATAGCTTTATAAACTCCGCTGTTTTCCCTAGTATTAATATCTGCACCCAATGTCACCAAATATTCTACCAATCTTATATTTCCACTTGCACAAGCGGCTATCACTGGTTTAGACCATTCTTTTCTTGTATAATTCATGAAAGATTTATATACAGAGACTAGATATTTTACCATTTCTAGCCGCCCATTCTCACAAGCCTTTATTAAAATTTTATCATCAATTTCTCCCCCACTATAAATCAGATATTCTACCAATCTTATATTTCCGCTCCAAGCAGCCCATTCAAGTACTCTGTAATCATTTAAAATTTCATCATCTAATTCAGCTAAATATCTCACTATTCTGAAATTTCCCTTTTTACATGCAGTGATTACAGGTTCATTATCCAATGTGGTAATATCTGCCCCTAGAGATATCATGTATTTTACCATTGATAAATTTCCATTTTCACATGCTATAATCAAAGCATGATCATTATTAAAACTTGCTTCAGCCCCCTGATCTGCTAAATATTTTACCATGGAGAAATCATTGTTTTTTGTAGCGTGTATAAATCCTATACTTTTTATTGGAATTGTAATGATTTTTAGGGATATAAAATATTTTATAATATTTAAATGCCCACATTTACTAGCCTTGAAAAATAAATCAAAAATTACAGTGAGATTATAATTGGAATTTGTCATGTTATATTTTATACCTTGTAAATCATTATTTTCCACTAGACAACATGGGCATCTATGTTTCCAATAATGTTCTATTCTCTTGGTATTTAATTCTGGTAGTAGGTCATATTTCACTAAAAGTTCTGGTTTTATATGGGTACATATTAAATCTACTAATTCTAGTGGAAGATTGGACATTATGTTTTAGCTTGTGTTTTTATATGATATTTATATTCTTATAAATATTTTTCGATTTTATTATTTTTTATCACTATTCATTATAATACATTTTATGCACATGAATTAACCCTTTATCAATACTGTAATCATTGCTATATTTTATATCATGCTCAATTCTCTCTATCATTCCCGTCAAATGCTTCATTCTAGTCTTGAAACGCGGATTCCTTCTCTTTCCATTTACATCTATATAACTATCGGGATTATACCTGATAAATATTAATACTGGATTTTTACCATCTTTTGTGAGGGGGTATAATTCGTTATATCTCTCCTCTTCATCTATAGAGTCATAATACATGTGCTGTTTTTCATCAATTTCAATGCATAAAATATGATCTTCATCTATCCTGTTATATAAATCTATTCTTCTCCTAGTGATACAATCCCCTGTATAAATAGGCTTATTATGTATAAATTCATAGTCATTTTCGTACAGATATTTTTTCACCTCCAATTCCTTGCTGGCCTTCATTGCTGTAAATGTTCTTGGATCATCTGGAAAAAGATTGGTAAAACAATGACAGCAATAATAATCATATTTTTTATTAGCAATTATATCGCAAAATTCAGATTTGCATTTTCTGTCCTTGACATTTACCATATCTTTATCCTTGTGTTTTTCACAATATTCTGCTTTACGTTCTCCTCTATAGTTATATACAGGTATAGTTTCGCATTGTTCCCCATCCTCGAGAATATATCTGCATGTTTTATCCTTTACATTTCTCATTCCCTCTAATTTATGATCATCACAATAAATCCCTCTATATTCCCCCTTTACATTAAAAGTGGGTGTTTTTTTACATTTTACTCCATTAGTCTCCCCTAAACATGTTTTGAATAGAATATACTTCATTCCTTTTAATTTATGTTTTTTGCAATAAATTCCCTTTTTTTCCCCCGGTTTATTAAATTTGGCCCTCTTTAAGCATTGTTCTCCATCATGTTTGCATAATTCATTTCTATGATCAAGATTTATCATTCCTTTTTCTTTATGAATTTTACAGTATAGATATGTTTCCTTGTCAAAAAAATTATATGCAGCTCTTTCATTACAATCTTTTTCTGCACATTGTTTTTTATATGTAATTATCATTCCATCTTTTCTATGATTTTTACAGTGGGTAACACATTTTTCTCCTGGATAATTATATGATGGTGATATAGAACACATGGCTCCATTTTCATATACAAATCTACATAATTTATGACCTATAATCATCATTCCCTCCTTTCTATGTTTTACACAAAAAATTCCATATTCTTTATGAGGAAAATTATATAGTGCGTCATATTCACATTTTTTCTCTAAATGTTGGCATGATCTATATACGACATTTACCATTCCTGCTATTTGATGTTTTTCACAATATAAACCCTTGCTAAATTCAGTATGATTATATTCAGGAATTTTTTTACAATATTTCACAATACATTTTCTAGCACTAGTACCTGTTTTATGTACTTTTATTGTCAAGGGTAATTTTTTTAGCGGTATCTTTTTTTCTATAAAAGTTTCTCCTTTTTTAGCAGAAACCTCCTTTTCTTTTCTCTCTTTAATCACAATTTCTTTATCTATTGTCATGTTTTTATCCGTTTTCCATGTTTTGGCATTTTTGATAGCATCTTTTTCCAATCCCAATCTTTTTCCAATTTCTTCTGAATGTTCTCCACAATGTGTAGGGGATCCTCCAAAAGGATTAAATTTAGCAAATTTCACACATGGTTTTTCATCTATCCCTTCACATCTTTTATCCTTTACATTTATAAAATCCACTTGAAATATTTTACCAGTTTTTTTGCAATATTCTTTTGCGTGTTTTGAACAAAAAATTGGAGTTTTTGTGCCAGACTTACCATATGTTGGTTGTTTTACTGTACAACCTTCAGCTTTACACCCCTTGTGATTATTTTTGGTTATCATTTCAGGTTTTCTATGAGTAGCACAAAAATATTTAGTTTCTCCAGGCATGTGAAAAATTGCTTGGGTTCTACATCTATTATTTTTTTCATCTAAATATTTGCACAATAAAGGCATTTTAGGTTTTTTTTCTTGAATTTTCGGTTTCATTCTATAGAAATTCAATTTTAAAAAATAATTCCCCTAAATCCTTAAATATACATTTCTCCATTATTTTTCGAAAAAAATATTTTTTTATTTTTTCTCTATAATAAATAAAATTATAAAATGTCTAATTCAATTTGTACCTCAAATGTCACCAGTGGCTTTATAGACCTTGCAACGTTCGATGAAGCCGAAAAATACCAGTATGGCGGAGATGAAGCCACAGCGTACTTTGTCAGGGAAACACGCAAAGCTACCTGGTTCACACAAGTTCCAGTAATTCTTTCCCGATCAAGTGGCACCCCCGGTTTTGGTACCCAATGGTCAGTGAATATTTCTCGTTCAGGTGATTATCTATTATACACTTGGTTGAGATTGACCACACCAATTGTCACCCTCACAGCTGCTGCTCAATTGCTCAACTTGCGCATTCATTGGACCTCTGGCTTTATGCATGCCTTGATCCGCGATTGCTGCATCACCTTTAACGACTTGGTTGCTGCTCGCTTTGACAATTATCACCTTGATTTCTGGTCCGCTTTCACTACCCCCGCTGGTAAGAGAAACGGATACCAAATCATGATTGGTAATGTTGATGATCTTCGTCAGCTCCAAATCACCCTTCCCGCTATTACGTTGAATCTTCCTCTACCATTCTTTTATGAACGTGATTCTGGTGTTGCTCTTCCTACAGCTGCTTTACCATATAACGAAATGAGGATCAACTTTGATATGCGCGATTGGACCGAATTATTGGAGGTCACTGATCCTGCTCTCCAAGGTACAGGTGTTAATCCTACACGTCCTGCCACTGCTGGAGATGTTGGTACAGTTATCACCACTACTCCTGTTCTCCAAAATGTCCAAGTTTGGGCCAATTATGCCATTGTGTCCAATGACGAAAGAGAAAGAATGGGTTGTGCTCCTCGTGATATCCTTATTGAACAGGTACAGACTGCTCCTATCCAACCATGGACCCCTGCTACCAATCCTAACCAACAATATGATATTCGTTTTGCTCATTCAATCAAGGTCTTGTTCTTTGCTATTAGAAATACCACTACTGCTTCCGATTGGCAAAACTACCAGACCGCCTCACCAATTGTCATTGGTGTTGGTCCTAACTGGTTATTGGATCCTGGACCGGCTGACGCTGCCGATCCAATCTTGGATACCACACTCCTCTACGAAAACACTGCAAGGCTTGGAAACATGGGATCAGACTACTTTTCCCTCATCCAGCCATGGTATCATGCCCCTGTCATCCCTGAAGAGACTGGTTACCACATGTACTCATATTCTCTTGACTTTTTCTGCCTTGACCCAATGGGTAGTACAAATTACGGTAAATTGACCAATGTGTCAATCCGTCTATCAGCTTCAACATTGGCCGTCACAGCTGCCAATGGTACTGGTACTGCAGGCCAAGGTGCAGATTTCGCTCAAACATTTTCCCAAGTTTTAACAGCAGTTGATAATAATATAATTCGTGAATATTGCGAAAGTATCAGTGCAAACTGAATGCTAGTCCGTTACAGCGGGCAACACGTCCAAATTGCGGGGATAACTCGTTAGGTCTAGAGTACCAAACCAATAGAGAAATTTATTGGTGGCTATTGCTAACAACAATAGGTATGGTAAAAAGCTTTAGAATAGAGTCAATCCGCAGCCAAGTCCCTAAATATCTTGATTAATGATATATGGGAAAGGTTCAACGACTAAATGGAGGTGGGGGTAAAGGTCTAATCAACCTGACGATCCCCTAAGATATAGTCTAGTCCCACCTGAGAGGGTGTTATTTCGGAGGCGTCTCAATGCTGTAAAATATTGAGATTTCAATGGAATAAGTCTAATGATCCTAGGAAGAAATGTCTAGGTAAAGATGGTAGGAACGATAAGCGGAGGTGCCCTCGGGTTCCCCGTACTTTAATTTTAGCCTTGTTTGGCTTTGGAAAATTTTACAATTTTATCAAAAAAATATACAAAAATATTATATTTTATACAATGTATAAAATAATTTAAAAATTAGATTCCAAATCTGTACAAATATATGTTATTTTATACAAAATTAATAGTAATTGATACATCTAGTTCTGTATTTAAAGATTCCAGATATTTTTCTATATAAACATAATAATATGCAGATCTTCTTACCATCCAAATAAGTGAATCACGTTTTCTTTTTATATCCAAGCCCAATGATATTAGATATTTTAAAATGTCCAATTCTCCATATCTACATGCCATTGTCAAGGCATCATCATTTTTAAATCTAATATTTACCCCTATTTCCACTAGATATTTTAACATGTCCAAATTTCCATTATAAATGGTTAAATTTATCACATGTTCTTCACAAGCTTTAATATTGGCTCCTTTTTCCACCAAATATTTTAATACATTTAATTGATCATGTTTTACAGCACGTGTTACAGGTTTATATTGATAATTAATGGATCCATGATTATTTTCTATCAAGTATTTCACTATATCTAAATATCCCTTGGTTATAGCGATTAATAATGGTTTATTATTTTTTAGGGATAAATTCTTACACGAATTTATATTTGAATTTTTATATATATTTTTGTCTGATAAATTCATTAGAAAATTGAGAATTTCTAAATATCCATGCTCACATGTTTTTTCTACCATTTTTCTCAAATCATTTCTTGTATAATTTTCCCCATGATTTTTAGCTATTAAATATTTTACACCATGTATATCATTATCAGCTATTAATTGATATATATCACTATTTCTCCAGTATTTCTTTATTCTTTGTATGTTTAATTCAGGTAATATAAATTCCCCATTATTTATCAATATTTTCAAAGGTAATTTATTACATATTAAATCTATTAATTCTAGGGGTATTTCATTATACATTTTTTAATATTAATTTGGTTTAAAAAGAAAAAAAAATATAAAAATAATGAAACCTAATTTTGAAACAGAACAATTGGTAATATATCTCAATAGGAAAGAAAAGAGAGATCTATCAATTGTAAAATTATTTGTAGAAAATGGAGCGGATTTAGAGTATCCTAGAATATTATCAAATGTATGCGGTAATAACCATACTGAAATTTTTGACTATATATTGGAAAATTGTGTGCAAAAAGGAGGGAAATCTGATGATATAAATTTCCTAAACAGTTTCCTAGATGAATCAGATCCAGATGAATATAGGCCTGTATTAAGGGCTTTTGATAATGGTCATTATGACATGTTTAAAACCCTAATAAATTTAGGGGCCAATTTTACATTTAATGGTAATTATATAGCCAAAAGATTAATAAATCAAGATCCTAAACTCTTTAAATTTTTACATACCAAGGGTCTAGATTTAACTTTTGATGATAATTACCTATTATTTCACTATGTACAAAATAGTACATTTACCCATCCAATGATACAAGTGGTTGATTACCTATTAGCAAATGGAGCAGATTTGAATGGAAGGAATAACGGGATATTATCACATGTTTCGAGCTTTTATTTATTGGATCATTTAACAGATTTTCACTCTGAAAAATTTTCTGAAGATTCTATAGAGAAAGCCATTGAAATATTTTATATGAATGGATACGAGATAAATTTAATAAATGAAATACAGCGTTTAATGTGGAAATCTAAATATAGAGAATCATTGAGCGAAACTTTGAAAATTAGATTGCCAAAATATTTCAAGAATTTTCTTGATAATGGGTGCTTTACTTGCAAATTAAACCCTAATGAAATAAAAGTCATTATAGATTGTATTTATTTGAGTAAAATAAATGAACCAAAACTATCAGATATTTTAAATATAGAAAATCATGATTATTATATACCTGATTTTGCTATATGGAAAGTAATATATACATGCCCAGTGAAATGGCCTGTGAAAAGTTTATACAAGGCATGGATAAAAGATAGAGTGAATAAAGATGTTCAATTATATGAATTTAAATCGGCTTTTGAACTGAGGGGAAAAAATTAAAAATTTCAATAACATTTTAAAGAGAAATTTAAAATGAAAAATATTATATAAATTCAAAAATTAACAAAATGTCAATAAAAATAGATAAATATTATAACAAGCCAATCAGTTCAGAAATCATAGGAGATAATCGATTATATGTCGAGGCCAAAATTCCTCAGGAATATCTAAGCATGATATATGTCATTTCTGATAGAAAACCCAAGGAAATATATTTAGTACAAAGAATGGGGTTAGTATTCGGTAGATGTACAGGGGAAAATATTCAGCAAGTGTTACCAGATGAGGATGATATCAAAAAGGACAAATACGATACTACAATTTACAAGAAATATAAAGCGATTATGTACGGTACAGATAAAAATATCAATCTACGAAGAAAAAATACTGAATCATATTTTTTCCCTCCTTGTTATGAATTGGAAGCCCATGCTGAATTTGAGGGGCCAGATGCTAAAGTTTCCCATTTTCAAATTGACTGTATCGTATTGGAATTTAATAGCATGTTAGGGGAAAAGGAAACTGTTATACGATTTGTAGAAAATACAGTAGGATATCCTATAATGTGAAAATAATATGAAAAATATTTAAGCATTTATTCTCTATAAAGAAACAGAGAAACAGAGAAATATAAAGAAATGTCAGGAACATTGGCAGGGAAAAAATATAATGCTATAATAAGCTTTGGTATAGGTGATTGGACTCATAACAAATATAATGATGATCAATTGGAAAATGGCCATGTGATTGTCAATAAGAGATTACCCTCGGAAAATTGGCTATCAATGATCTATATATTTTCCAGTAAAAAACCGGTTCAAGTTGAATTGTTACAAAATAATCAGGTTTTTGGTAAATGTACAGAGGACAATATCCAAGAGGTTGAATATTCCACTGTATTTGAGGATTTTGAAATGGATACTAGAAAGAGGATAACATTTACCGAATCCTTTTTTCCTAGTGTAAAAAATCCAATAATGAAAAAGTATAAAGTGATAATGTATGGTAAGGATAAAAATGTAAATTTTAGGCCAATATACACCGAATCATATTTTTTCCCTCCCTGCAAACAATTGGATATCAAGGTCACTTTGGAAAGAGATACTATTTTTGGCAATTTTCAGATAGAAAATTGTATAGAGGAATTATCTGCAGATTTTAATAGTATATTAGATGGTAAGGAAACAATGGCAAGAATCAGAGAAGGGTATTTGACATATCCTTTTGCTGATATGCATAGGTATAAAAGTGTGGATATTTTGTAAAGAAAAATATAATTATTTTAAAGGAAAATTTAAAATAAAAAATTAGAATGACTACAGAAAACACTATTATCAAGCCTCAAGAATCTATAAAAAGTAAAAACCATTTACCTACTGAAATTATCAAGCCTAAAGTATTGATAAAAACCAAGATATTTTGCAATGTAGAATGTGAGTGGTTAATGATGGTATATGTGATATCAAATTTTTCCCCTGTATCGGTAGAGTTGGTGGACAGAAAAACCAAATACGGAATATGCACAGAGGAAAATATTGAAGAAATACGGCCTAATAGTACGGATGATTTTGATACCTCAAAATATAGAAAATTCAAGATAAACATGTATGGTACAGAGGACTATATAAATTTCAGAAAGGGTCCTACCGATAAATATTGTTTTCCCCCAGTAACAAATGAACTAAAAATAAAGGCAAAATTTGATTCTGATCATGTCAATTTTTCTCACTTTCAGATAGAGTATTTATCTGGTTATGATCATGGTACAGATTATCTATATAAAAAATGGGATTTTTTAAGCTTGTTAAATGATAAAAAAATAGCAGTAAAAATAGATCCTTATTCAAGGTTAAAAGGAATACTAGATTGTTTTGAACATGGAGACCCATGTGATAATTGGAGAAAATGGACGGTTCAAATTGAAAAAAGTAGAAAACAATAAACAATAAAATTTTATAATAATATAAAATCAACATATTTTTCCCATTAATTATATGTATCAAATACTATATTTACCTCGTACCAATTCCCTCTAATTCCAATCTCTTTTTCTGCTCTATTTATTTTCTCTATTTCTTTTGTAGAAATTTTTAACCCTTCTTTTACCGGATCAAAATGCATGTAAAAATTAGAATATAAAGAGGTCCAATCACTAGAATTATTCTTGTAAATTTCCAGGTCTCTTATTCTCTCATTAGTTTCATTAATATCTATCACTATTACAAATTTCTGCCAATTTATAGTTATGGTTTCATAGTGTCCAGTTTCCTCCTTGACAATCGGTATTAAATACATTATTCCGTGATCAGTATATATTCCCATTTTGTATCTTTAATTTTTTAAAATTCATTTAAATGAAAAAAGTTAATAAAATACAAGAGAAAATGACTAGTAAAAAATGCGAATATTGCAATAAAACCAGTACAGTAGAAAATGCAGATTATTGTCCCTTTTGTGGAAGGCCATATATCTATTGTAGTATAAATATGTGTAGTTGCAATGAAAATATAGTTGATACTGAAAAATGTAAAAAATGCAATGGAATCCCTGTCCAATTCACAAAGGTTAAATATGACAAATATGTAGCTGAATTGGACAGTGAATATAAAAATGCAGAGAAATTAAAAAAGAGAATTGATACAATCTGGAGAAAGACAAGTGGTAGAAATTGTATGCAATGTACTAAAGGCACTATATGTGATTCATGTTATGGTCCCGGAAGTGATTATTAAAAATAAACTCATTTTATACCTATATAAAATGTTTTTTCTTTTTCTTCCGGTTAATCCTTTTTAATCCTCTCAATTTTCAATACAGTTTTACTCTTTCTAGGTCCCTTCAACGCTTCTTGTATATCCTTGACCATATCATCTGGTCGAACTCTATTGCTCCTAAATTTCTCTAAAACTTCAATAATATCTTGTTTCTTTTCATTTTCCTTTTTTCTCGTACGAGTTTCCTTTTCCAGTAAAACTACTGAAATATTCTTCTTTGGGTCTTTAAATCCCGGAAGCTCTTTTTCGTTTAAAAAGTCTATAATTCTCTCTTCTACCTGTTTCTTGCTATTTCTCAATTCTTTTAACTGTGCATTGAGATTTTTAATTTCATTATTAATCCCCTGCAATTCTATCATGTCCTCTTTGATTGACATTTTCCTTGATATTATTTATAAAAAACTAAATCCTTTAAACATTTTTTTGGATTTTTCATTATTCTTATAATGATATTTTTTTGGATTAAATACCTAAAAATGTTATCACTGTATTAAAGGTTTCCAAGGCTGATACCAATGTTCCTTCATTTCCAAAGGTATATATACTTTTTCCTGAATTTAACAAGGTTATTAATATATTCGCTTCTTGAGAGATATATTCACTGGCATCTTGAGTGCGGGATCTCACATAAAATGGTATCATATATTCTGCACTCTTTTTTATAGAATATTTATGTGAGCTTTTAAATTTATAGGGATAATCTCTAATACTTCTAGTTTGAAAACATTCCCAATTCAAGTCTTTTAAATGTACATTGAAATTAATGGGTAGAGTATCCTTTTTTACTATTGCAATTATATACCTATTATCCACTGATAATAACGAATATATTTTACATCCATATACTGATTTACCTTCAGATCCTCCGGAGTTGCCTCTATTACCGTCGGGTCCTCGCTGAGGCTCGGTATCATACAATTTTACCATTTTTGGATTATCAAAATAATTGGTTATTAAATTGTATATAGTTTCTCTATGAGGTGAATACTCATTTATATTTTCTGCATATTCCATTGTTTTATTAATGATTTTTATACTTGATAATTCACTCTTGAAATTTTTTAAAAATTTCAATTCTCAAAATTTTGGAAAAAAAATGTTTTTTTTAAATGTTTATTTTTTTTGAGATTTTTTATATTTCTATATAAATAAAAATGTATGTCCAAATTGGAAATAGATTTTATAAAGTCCATAAGCGAAAAGATGGCACATATTTTTATACAAAGGGAGGCAAACGTCATAGCGTCTCTGAATCAAGACTAGTAAGCAGAAAATCCTCTGCAAAATCTTCCAAGCGAAGATCTCCTAAAAAAGCCTCTAGGCGAAGGAGATCACGTAAAGGCTCACGAAAGAGTAAGCGTAGATCACCCAAAAAGGGATCAAGGAGGAGAAGAGTAGGTCGCCCAAAGAGCAGGAAATCCCCTAAAAAAGCCTCTAGGCGAAGACGTGGATCTAAGCGTAGATCACCCAAGAAGGGATCTAAGCGAAGAGTAGGTCGCCCAAGAAAGGCTGGAAGGCCCAAGAAATCTAGGAAATCCCCCAAAAAGGGATCCAAGCGAAGACGTGCGGGTCGTCCTCGCAAGTCTAGAAAGTCCAAGCGTAGATCACCCAAAAAGGGATCTAGGCGAAGACGTGCATCCAAAAAGGGATCTAGGCGAAGACGTGTAGGTCGTCCTCGCAAGTCTAGAAAGTCCAAGCGTAGATCACCCAAAAAGGCTTCTAGGCGAAGGAGATCACGAAAGGGCTCACGCAAATCCAGAAAATCCTCAAAAAAGAGAGTTGGTCGCCCCAGAAAGGTAGGAAGGCCCAAGAGTCGTAAATCTAAGCGAAGAATGTCTAAGCGAAAGTCCC